TTGGGAAATTAAAATGTTTTACGTAACAGATATAGTTCCTGGAATGTTAGGACGTAAAGCGTCCTCAATTTGGTCAAAAAATTATAAAAAAGAATTAGCATATTCGGCCAACGTACATGTTGACCTGCATTGCGGAAAAAGACATTATCCTACATCGTATTCGGCATATTCTATAATAGATTTGTTCGGGAAAGTGGAAGCAAGAGTTGGACCAGCAATATCTGACTATGGAGGATTCAATAATACCTTATTAGACGTGAACGGAATTCTTGAACCTCAAGCATTTATGAATGTTGTGTACAATCAAAGAGCATTCACTAGGGACGAAATGAATTATCACAACTCCATGGTGCAAGAAGTTAGATCAAGTGAAGTCGGTTTGATGTTTAACCTAATAAGGCAATGGTATATACTTAAGATGGACCTGGATGAAGAATACATTCAAGGGGATTACTACAACGACGGACACATATCAATATCAAAACACGAGGCATTTGGTGTAACTGAATTGCCAAGGTTAACACCTTCCAGACCTACTATGAGGCCATCTCAGACAACCTACAATGAAATAGATTGGCCTGGGATAGATCTCGCCCAAGCACAAGTAATGTATGCTGCAACAGGAGAACTTAAAGGTTCTGAAGGTTATGGTATCACGGTGAGTACGCCTGCTTTAACTAATCTGATATCATCGAAACACGATATTATATCGTTTGAAGGATGGGAGGATGTAAAGACAGTGGAAAAAGTTATAGACACAATGGTTGAGAGATTTAGACTAGTCAACGCTTTCGAAACAGCACTGTATTTAGTCGCTCAGATAGCTGCTAATTTCAGGGCGCCTATTGCTGAATCGGTGCATTTTAGAACTGCGAAGAAACATATGATTATACCGGAATTTTTGACTTTTAGGTGCGGTATGCCACACCTCATGGCTGGTCTAAGCGGTGCAACAAGACCAAGCGCAATTGCTACGTATAGGAGCTGGAAGAATAGTCCTGACTCACTATGGTTATTCTCAGCAGTCATGAATGCAGCAGCAGAATTTAAATCTATTAAAAGTCAATCTACAGATTTTGATGTTACAGGACTACTAGAAAACTACTCACAAGGGGCTAACGCAACGGGAGGACTTGGAAAGTGGTGCGTGTATGCTAGCAGTGCTCTTGGAAAAGAAATTTATTATCCAGAACCACATCTCATAGGAGTAGACTTTACTATACTGGAAGAGAATAATGAAATCATATTTACTCAAGTAGGACCATTAGTGGGATACAGACATACACGAATAAGCGAAAATAGAGTAAAGATATCTCAACTTGAATTTATGGAAAGACAGCCGATACATCCTAAAGTTCTGTTTCTAACAGGAATCTTGCCAGATAGTAAAGTGGGGAGAATACCTAGAAGCGGTGAATTAAGCTTAAAGCAAGCTTATAGACCGGAAGAAGTTGCTACTACGACGACAAAATCATTAGGCGCCTATATGCTACTAACAAGGTTATATGGATATAACGTCACAGCTAAAACAGCTGATGGAGTAAGGCTAGTGAATTGGTCAGACAATGCCTCGAGACTTGTATGGACACCGGGAGACTTGGAAGAGTTTGATTTTCAAGTAAGAATATTGGACTTGCAACCAAGGAGCGTAAACAGGACGAAGCCACTTCCTCCTTTAGATGGCCAAGTGGACATGAATTATGAAATCTCAGTAGATGGAGTATTCTTACAGTATGGATACAATAGACCGATATCTAGTGGGACTTTTATGACATCGTATAAAATAGAGGAACCTGAGGGAGATGGAGAAAAAATAATTAGGTTATCGAAAGTGATGCCTGGAATGACTGAGTCTGTGGTGTCGGATTTTTGGCAAGCACCAAGACCGATGGAAGTAATTGCTCCTGGAGAACCAAATATAGAGGGAAGCGACCTTCCGCAGAATTTATCTACTGTTGGAGAAGTAACAGAAGAGATGGGAGAAGAATTAATACAAGAGGAGTAGAGAGTAATTTTAAGTACGAGGATAGCTTCATTGTACCTGAGTCACTAAATGAAGAAGGTAGTGTAGAAACCAATGATCCTAACTGGATTCTAGTAGGTGAGGTGAACCTTCCAACTGGATGGAATAGATACAGTGAAAAGATTAGAAATAAAAGAGGAGACGTAATTGGAGATTCAAGTATCTACGTATATGTAGTAAAAGCAAGAGGAGGACGGTATGCTTATGCACAACCAGAAGCGTTGGGAGTGACAAATCAGAGATGGGCAGCCACAGTGCACGCAATGCACACGAATTTAATAAGAAGAAGTTTAAAATTACCGGAAATTTCTGATGTAATTAAACCTAACCCGATGAGACTTAAACAGTGGAGGGGTACAGGTATAAATAAGATATTACCTGAATCGCCGATCTCCAGTGAACATCATATACATCTGAAACCGTTAGAAATCTTGAAGGTAGCTATAGAAGTAGGTAAGCTAAAAGAAATGCTGTGTAGGAGTATGATAAGTGCAGTCATACACATGGAAGGTGCTACACAACATACCCTAGCTACCTGCATGTTGTACTCGATTACGGCTAATGAAGAGTTGGCATTGAGGGTGATCAACATCATAAATCAAGACTGCAAATCCGTAGAAGATTTTGCCAAAGTGTGGAAAGAAGCTAGTATAAGGGCAAAGCAGCTACAACATGTTGTGAGCGAGGATTTGACTCAGCTCTTTGAACTAGACGTGTTACTAAATAGGGGTATTGGCAAATTAGACTGGGAGCAAGAAATCAGAAACCGCATTGAATTGAAAACTGTTGAAGTAGAAAAAGGGAAAATTTACGAATCAGTAGTTAAACAGTTACTGCAAGCAAAACGAGAAAAAAGAATAGAGTACAAAAAGCAGAGCTGGGAGGAATGGTGGAGAGTAAGGTGGTTAAACACTCCAGGCGGTTCTGTTCATCCTGTATCCTCTAGGTTAGAATATAAGTATAGAGAGCTCAAAAAGGAGATAGGACTTTCAAAAAAATTGTTCTTATCATCTATTGATAAGTGGGATATAAATGATATACTGGCTATACAACCATCAATTATGGCATATCCTTCAGAGAAGTACGAATGGGGCAAAAGAAGGGCTATTTATGGGACAGATTTGGAAGGCTTTATGATGTGTGACTTTGCATTCCCAAGCTTCGAACAGAAACTTCCAAAGCTAATCGTAACGGGATCAGACGCTAGTGAAGACAAAGTTAAGAGATTAGTTAAAAATAATCTAGAAGGATTAATGCCATTTTGCTTCGACTACGAAGATTTCAACAGTCAGCATTCAATACAATCAATGCGAGAGGTCATTATGGCAATGATGTCAGTATATAAGCAAGATATGTCGGCGGAGCAACAGGAAGCTGCTTACTGGACACTCAAAAGTTTAGAACATATAGAAGTTAAAGCTAATAAGACACTAAACTGTAAAGGAGGAAGAGTTGCGGCAACTTTGATGAGCGGCTGGAGGTTGACAACAGTAATGAACAGCTTGTTAAATTATGCATATTTAGATGTATGTGGAGCCTTAAATAACGCGGTAGTAACTATGCATAGTGGGGATGACGTCCTGTCAGCCATAATAAATTTGAGGCAGGTATACAAATTCACAGAAAAGACTAAAAAGATAGGAATAAGGGCTCAGGAGCGGAAATGTTTCGCTTCATCCATATCTGAGTTTCTGAGGGTAGATCATAAAGCGGACAAAGGAACGTCATCACAGTACTTATCAAGGGCTTGCAGCACATATGTACACAGCAGACCAGAATCTAGAGAAGCATTGAGCTTATTAATGTGGTTAGAATCGATAAAGGTAAGAAGTACAGAGATGCTAAATAGGGGGGCGACACCTATTGTAGTAAAGTACCTTGACGAGATGCAAGGCAGGAGAGCATGTAAAATATACGACACTGATATAAGTGTCATAGGACTTTATAGGAACTTGCATCCTATGGAAGGAGGAAGAAATGATAGAGCGACACTTAAAGGTTACCAAATTGAAGTGGAGCCGGCTACGCTAAACCAAGCAAAATTAGCAGATGAAGCAGAGCCAGGGATAAGAGACTATGCAATGATGTTAGCTGCTAAATTCAAAGTCGAAATAGGACACACATTTTCAGCTATAAAGCGAGTGACTATCAATGCGATAGTTAGGGAGAGGCGCAGGGTAAATGTATCTAGATACCTCGTCACTACTACTTTACAGAGGAAAGCACTACGCTACGGAGCATTCAAGAAAGATCTTAGGAAAACACAGGTGCCAATGTATAAAGGAATCAGCAATAAATTAGCCTTGTTGTCATTGGAAGAAATACCAGGGCCTATATCAGCTATCATACAAAATAGCAAGAATCCTCTGAGAGACCTGATACACCTCTCATGAATGGCTCCCAAAAGAGGGGG